ACCGGTACCAGCCAGATCGGTGAGGATCAGCCAACCGCCCGCTTCCGTCGTGGTGATGGTATCCGCGTCCGTTAGCGCCAACGTGGCGTCGGCGGCGATGGTCGCGAGACGAAGACCCAGGACCTTCGGGCTCGACACCCCAACCGCGACGGTCGCGAGTCCGTCACCGGCGACCAACGCGGAATCCTGCGCGGCCCATAGACCCGACGCCAGGTTCTTCGCCTGACGCTCATGGTAGATGACAACCGTACCCTCACCGTTCGTGACGTCCGTGCCCGGGGTGTAACCGGTGGCGGCCACGATGGTGGCGTACGCGATGACCGCCGTGTTCGCGGCCTGCGCGACCTGGCCGAGGGCCAAGAGCGCCTTCTCCGCGTCCGCCTGACCAGCATCGTCGACCCGCTCGGTCGTGACAACCCCGAGGCGATCGATAACGATACGACAGGCGAAAACATTCGAGGTCGTTACCACGGTGACCCCGCCGTCATCCGGCGCGATCGCGACCTGGAGCTCGGAGTAATATTGCTCTCCGCCGATCCGGTATTCGATGCGACCGGCACCGAGGAAGTCGGCATCGGCCTGTTCGGCGATAGTGTAGTTACCGCCGGTGACACCGTCCTGCTCGCCCAAGAACGAGAGGTAGTCGTTGATGAGATCGAGATCCGCGTCGACCTCCGTCTGCCAGGCGCGGGTCAGATCGTTGTTTGCACGTAGCTCATTCGCCAGTACAACGCCACCGCTCTGCGTCACGCCTCGTAGGGTCTCGAGATCCGCGATGATCTTGTTCTGTTCGGACACCGGCAACTCTGCGGCGACACGAACGGACGCGACCGTCGAGACTCCTTCTAAGGATTTTACACTCATTGTACGTTCAGCTCCTTTTCCTACAAGAAATGGTTAATCGAACGTGAATACCACGTCGTCCTGCAGCTGCGGTGTGCTGTTCTTCCCTTCCAGCTCGATGACCCAAAGGGCCGTGTTGCCGTCCTCTTCCTTCTCGACGGACATGATCTCCGCCGTCGCCATCGCCAACGCCCACTTGCTGTACTGTGCGCTACCGATGGTGAGATGGGTATTCTGTAACGTACCCGCTTCCATGAGCGAGTACGGGTTGAACGTAGCGGTTAACTCACGCTCCATCGTGACCGTCAACCGCGGAGCCCTGTTCCCGGGGGTGAACCCAGCGTGCGTTACCGCGGAGTTGTCGTTAGCCCGCGCGCTCAGATCCCGATTGAGCGAGAACTCAAAGCCACGAACCGTACCGACCGCATATGCGCCAATCGTGAGGACGATGTTGACCGCCTTCTGGGGCGCCTTGGTCGCGTTGAGATACCCGATTGCCGGGACCGGCGTTACATCCGTATGGATCGCGTTTCCGATACCCTGGAAATCAAACGTCCACATGGGAATAACCGGACCGTCGGCCTCGATACCAAAGGTTCCGTAGGCGCCGGCCATAGCCCATAGCTCGTGCATGGACCAGATGTGAAGTGAGCCGGAGTCGAACCCCGCACTCTCCGGTGCCAGGATGTAACTCTCACTACCGGGTGTCACATCCAACGTGGTCGCGAAACCACAGTACCGCATGAGCCGTTCCAGGCTCGGCTGCAATACTGCCGAATACGCGGCTCCGGGTAACAGCTGGTGCGCGAGCATCTGAAGCGTCATGCCCCGTCCCGTAACTCCAACCCCCGACAGCTGACCACCCATCGGCCCACGTCCGCGCGCGCCGTCATACAGATAGTCATACGCCGGTTCCGGCTGCTCCGCCGGTAACACCCCATCCGAGGCCGGGGTGGGTACTACGAATGTGCCGTACGTGACCTCATCGTCGGCAGCTAACCCATACTGATTCAGCGTTTTGATCGAGGACATTACGACTCACCTCCTTCATCGTCCACTTCTGAATCGTGAAACTCAGGGGCTGCCGGGGCGACCACCTGGTCGACTTCGGCATACCATCTGTCAACGGCCTCACGGCCCTGACGCATGATCTCTTTCGGGACCAGCACCGGGTCGCTGCCGCTCTTGGTTATCGTAAAGCTCATGATGTCGCCTTTCCCTTACGGGTCGAGGTTCTCCGCCTGATACGTGACGATCACGGCACCCACGGCCATGGCGTCGCCAATGCCTTCCCGTATCTCCATCGTCGCGAGATTTGTCATACCAATCAGATTGATCTGGTTTAACTCCCGCAAAGATTCGTATGCATGCTGGTCCAACCTTACGAGCGACTTCACGATGGCCCGCAATGTCAGCATCGTTTGTTGCCGTAACGAAACCGTGTCCACGTTTCGCGTGATATACCGAATCGCGATCGGCAGATCGGTGATCATCTGCTTGGCACCGTTCTGCTCCATCGACCCCATGATGATCGGATCATCGAGAACCACGTAGATCGCCGGCGTGTTCTGTGGCTGCAGCTTCTCCGCGACCTCGATGTTCGTTACCTCATCAACGATGTCGACCACATCCGGCGGTGCGCTGATGCCCGCGGGGAGATCCAGTGTGTCGATCATAGCATTGACGCCAATCGTTACATTCGAAAGCGCGTTGCTGATGATCTTCACCGCATCGTAATACACTGGCTACCTCGGCGTCAGAATGTGTTTGACCAGTAACGACTCCCACGTTGATACCAAATCCGGTGGCATCTCTTCCGGTACCAGAACCCGCTTCGCGAAGCGGCGAGGATGTCGCAGTCGCCGACCAAAAATCGTCTCCATCAAAAAACCTTCCTGATGATACACGGCCTTCGGGTCCGACGTTCCTCGTTCGTACCGATCCCGCGTGACATTTAACACCACGTCCGGCCCGGTCCGTTTCGTTAAGCTTGCCCACAAGCGGTTAGAGTGGCGGAGGATACCCATATTCTCCCGACCCGCCGCCCGCTTCAACCTGACGGTGGCCGGCCGCAATGGCTTCCACGGCTGCCCACCCGCTGCCCCGCTTGTCGCAAACTGTCGAGTAAAGAACTGAACAACACTTGCGTCAATCGGTCCATCAAATAACGGCGTCAGGTCAGTGGTCTGCTTGGCCAGCTTCTTGAAGAAACCCGGCGGATCAATCTTGGCCGTTGTGCCTCCAAAAGAGATCATCCTAAAAGCCCCAAGCTGGTTCCCGAAGATCGAAGTTTGATAATCGCCAAGAGAAGTTCGGCGGGAAGTTGCTTGCCGTCTTCTTGCGCCAGGTGACCGTCTTCCCAACGTCGGTCGATTCCGATGCGATGCCGGCATCCCGATTGGTTCGCTTGAACCGCCAGCTTGTCACATCTGCGATCGTTTCCTTCAACGCCTGTTTCAGATCGGCGTCCGTGTCCGCGTGATCGGCGTCTTCCTTGTACCCGGCCAGAAATACCACGAGGCCGATGTTCTGGTTGACGACCTCAGCCAGGGTGGGAAAGCCCAGGATTGAAAACTGTGATTCCCGCCTGGTGAATGTCCTGATCACGTCCCGCTCGGCGACGGCGCTGATATTTACTAACTCAGCGGTTGCTCCCCGCATGCTCTCAGGTAACAGCTTGAGATCACCGGCATCCGTCGATGTAAAATATGTTGCCATGGCTAACCCCCTGACGGGACGCTAGCGGGGCGAAATACTCGCCCCGCTAACCGTTGAGGGTTTAGTCGAAGTCGACGTTGACTGCGAGCCAGGGGTTCTGCGTCTTGACTCCCCAGAGGGCGTCGATGCGCACGAAGTTCTTCGCCGTTGCCGGATCGTAGAAAATCGTACTCCGCAGGGTGATTCCCGTGATGGGGTCGGTGACCGCAGCGATGCGGGCCCCTGCCCCGTCCCCGAGACTCGAGAGCGGCGACATCGCCAGGGCGAAGGCGTCGTTGTGGAACGCGCATCCACGCTCGGTCGAGGTTTCCTGGATGAAGGTCACGACCAGGTTGTCGGTCGTGGCGACCTGGAGACCAGGTTCCACGATCGTGATCGTTACCGTGTCGCCACCCGCGGCGGCGTCGGCGGCGACGGCGTACTTGAAATCCCCGATGACCAGGAGATCACCCGCCTTGATGGTACCGGTGAGGGTACCGGCTCCGCCGTTATCCACCACGATGCTGGTCGCGCCCTTGGCATCCGCGCCGTCGATCTTCGCTGAGACCGAGGCGGCCAGGGTACCGGCCGTGTGGCTGGTGACGTTCTCGTTCGCGAAGATCGGGGCGAACCCGAACTTGGCACCGAGGACACCGTCACGCTGCAGGAGCTCCGCGTCGATCCCGGTATCGGCCTGGTAAAAGACCGACTCTTTCTCGTACGCGTTCTGGAGATTCCCACCGACCATGTACCGACGACCACTCGAGGGGACGAGGTTGTCGAACATGATCTTTCGGATGTCCGGGAAATCCTCGACGGGGGTGGCGCTGACGTGCTGATGCCGCGCGGCCACGTCTTCCTGGAGACCGATGAGGGTGCTGTCGATCTTGTCGGCGATCGCAATCGCCAGGGGATCGACGTGCTCGTTCACGATCTGCATCCTCGTGTACGAGAGCTCATTGTCGGTGAGGGCGAACATGGAACCAAACCATTGGTCCAGATTCATGTTCATGAATCTGGACCAATGGTTTGGTTCCATG